TCAATCCACACTTTGATGTAAAATATGAAGTATTTCTTCCAGCTGCTTTACCGGAAGCTGCCCCGGTGCGCTCGCCTGCCCGCCTGCGCCAAATGTCACACACGATCCGAAAAACTCTCCGGCCACGCGGGAAATCCCCCCTTTTGCACCCATGGACATGGTAATCAGCGGATGATCCGGATGGTTTTCATGAAAGCGGTTGGTCTCCTCCAGCAAATGCAATACATCCCACATATTCTGCGGCATAACTGCCAGTTTCACGACATCTGCGCCACTCTCACGGATCTGTTCCAACAGCATGCGGATCACCTCCGGGTCCGGCGTCTGTTCAAAATCATGATGGGAAGCAATCACATATGCTCCCATCTCCCGCAACATCGCTATTTCTTTCTGCGGATTTTTTGCTTCAAAATATTCCACATCAATAAAATCCACGACATCTGATTCTGCCGCCACCTGATGAATATCATAAATATCCGCCGCGGAAAGTGCTTTGCACCCTCCCTGATTTTTAGAACGGAAGGTATACACCAGAATGCTTTCCTTTATGATATGTTTCATTTCGTTTAATATTTCGCGGATCGCATTCGGACTTTCCACGTTTTCAAACGCATCCACACGCCACTCAATCATTTCCGTGTGTGCTTCTTCCAGCCTTCTGGTTTCTCTTAAAATTTCTTCTTTCGAAGACTCCATGACCGGCACACACACGAGCGGTTTCCCTTTTCCTATAATCTTTCCTTTTATACAAAGCAGATTTTCCATCTCTGCACCTCCTGCTGTGTTGTAATTCTCTGTTATTATATTCTAAAAGCCCGAAAGAAACAACCGATTCCTGTTATTTGACAATTTTCCCGTTTTCCATTAAGATAGTCACGGTATGTGATATCCGAACTTAAGAGATAGGAGAAAAAAATGAGTTTTGAATTTTTAAACCAATTACCGACTCCGGCAGACATTAAGCGCGATTATCCGCTTTCCCCGGAGCTTCGTGAATTAAAAAAACACAGAGACCTCATGATCTCTGATGTAATTACAGGTAAAGATTCACGTGTCCTCGTAATCATCGGACCGTGTTCTGCAGATAACGAAGATTCTGTATGTGATTATGTGAGCCGTCTGACCAAAATCCAGGAAGATGTCAAGGACCAGGTCATCTTAGTTCCGCGTATTTACACCAACAAACCACGTACAACCGGCGAAGGCTACAAAGGTATTGCTTCCCAGCCAGATCCGGAAAAAGCTCCGGATATGATCGAGGGTCTGATCGCCATGCGTAAAATGCACATCCGTGCAATCGAAGAAAGCGGTCTTACCTGTGCCGATGAAATGCTTTACCCGGAAAACTGGGGATATGTCGAGGATCTTCTCTCCTACGTTGCCATCGGAGCACGTTCGGTAGAAGATCAGCAGCATCGTCTGACGGTCAGTGGTTTTGATGTCGCTTCCGGAATGAAAAATCCTACCAGTGGTGATTTTTCTGTTATGCTCAATTCTGTATACGCGGCACAGCATCCGCATCATTTCGTTTATCGCGGATACGAGGTAGAGACAACCGGAAATCCTCTGACTCACGTGGTTCTTCGCGGTGCAGTCAGCAAGCACGGCAATACCACCCAGAATTATCACTATGAAGATCTGATCCGTCTTCATGAGATGTACGAAAAAATGGATGTCATCCATCCGGCAGCCATCATTGATACCAACCATTCCAACTCCGGAAAGAAGTTTAAGGAACAGATCCGTATCGCAAAAGAAGTGATGCATAACCGCCAGCTTTCTTCCGATATCCGTTCTCTGGTAAAGGGTCTGATGATTGAAAGTTACATCGAAGAGGGAAATCAGTCTATCGGAGATCATATTTACGGAAAATCCATTACCGATCCTTGTCTCGGATGGGAAGATTCCAAACAGCTGATCTATGACATTGCGGAGATGAACGCAAAGTAAACAGTTTTTGTCTGAAAACAAAAATGGAGTGTAAAAAGTGTTCCTTTTGCACTCCATTTTTTTATAATTTTTCTACAACAAAACGTAACAGCCGGATTCCAACAGATGCCTCCAATACACATCCAAGAAGTACCAGTACCGCAACTCCCATCCCCCATGCCAGCCGCAGCAGCCATGGATTTTTCCGGTTATAAAACCTGTGCGGTTCTACCAGCAGTAAAAGCGCAAGCGCTGCAAGATACAAAATTCCATGCGGCAGCCACGATACCAGAAAAAAAACAATTCCAAGAATCCCCATATTCATCACACAGGCAGCAAAAAATACCCCGCCGGTAAAATAAATCAGGCAGCGCAATAATAATGGCAGAATTGCTTTTAAAGCAGTAAGGGAAAGGATTGCAATAATCACAAACACTTTTCCCCTTTCCCATAAAATATTTGCCAGAAGCGGCAAATACCCGGTATCCGATGCCGCAAATGCTTTCATATGATACGCATTTAAAAATCCATAAGTCGTAAAATATTCATATCCAAACAGACAGGTACATAAAATTCCCGCAAGACCAAAACAGATTCCAATCGCCAGTTCCTTTTTCATAAAAATTCCTAAAACTCTTTTCTTTTCAGCCTATGCCCTGTCCGTTTTCTTTATTCCATTTTTATAAATCCAGATGTTTTCCCATTCCGCCTTTTTTTGCTGCCGCATATGCCATAATTGCAGCAATGGTTTTTCCATCCTGAATTTTCCCCTCATAGATCATATCGCACAACTCTTCCAGTGTGTAAATTTCCACATCAATGGATTCCGCTTCATCCAGATGCCGGGTTCCCACTTCCAGATCGGTGGCTACAAAAATATCAACCGCCTCATCACAAAATGCCACCGTCGTACGCAGGGATAATAAATGTTTCACATTCGTGCTGCGGTATCCCGTTTCCTCTTCCATCTCCCGTGCCGCACAATACGCCGTATCTTCCGTCTTACTGTCCCGACAGCCGGCCGGAATTTCAAGTGTTTCTCTCTCCAGCGCATTGCGGTACTGACGCACCATCACAATTCTTCCATCCTTCATAACCGGAAGAATGGCGGCTGCACCCATACGATGGGATACAAAATCCCACTCTGCTTTGTTTCCATCCGGAAGTTCCATCGTATCTTTGTAGATATCCAGAATTGCTCCCTTGTATACCAGTTCTCTCTTCAATCGTTTTACATGCTCTACCATATTTCAAACCTCTCTTTCCTGTCCGGACATCATCCCCGGATATTTTTCATCGTTCACAGTTTCTTCAAATTTGTAACATATCCATTTCACACTTTTCCGGTATAGTGAAATCATCAAAAGGAACCAAAACCTTTCGATCATTTTTTTTCATAATCTGGCCAGTGCAGCCGTGCTGTACTGGTCCCTCCTTTTTATTCTATACGTTCCGTGAAATCCCAATGTATTTATTTTACAGCACATTATAATATAAAAAAGGCTTAATCCCGCTTTCCGCGGTCTTAAGCCTTTTTAAGTTCATTTTCACAATTACTTCGCATAATGTGTAACTTTTACAATTTTCATGTCTGAAAGCATTGATTTTACTTGGTTTTCTTAACCATCAATATTTTATTTTGTTATTTTTGCACCAATTTTGCACCAGTGTATTTTAAATTGCTTTATTCATCTTCTCAATTTCGTCACCCAATTGTTCATCCGTAACATGAACATAAAGATCCATTGTTACTTGAATTGTAGAATGTCCAAGCATCTTCTGTAATGATTTAGGTTGTACTCCTTTTTCAATACATCGTGTGGCAAATGTATGTCTGAGCGAGTGCATATAACAATGTTCAAATTCTTCATACTGCCCATCAACACTGTTAATCATTCTGTCTTTATTTATATTAGCAACAATTCGCACCATCGTGGTTCTAAAAGTTGATGTTCCAACAGGATTACCATTGATGGTTGTAAATACAAGTCCATTCCATCTTGAAACCCATTTGTCATTTTGAAATTTAAGTCTGTTTTGCACTTGTTTTTGATCGTTAAGGACTTTGATTGCCTCATCTGTTAAAGGTATCTTTCTTTTGCTTAATCTTGATTTTGGTGTTCCAAAAAAGAAACCGCCCTTCTGTTTGTCTTGCAAGAGAGTTCTGTTTACATACAAATAGTGATTATCAAAATCTATATCATCCCATTTTAGTCCACCGACTTCTCCGGCTCTTAACCCGGTTTCAAGAACTAAGCAATATGCATTATAGTAAAGAGTGTTTTTTGCATATTCTTTAAATATTTTTTGTTCTTCTCTTGTTAAAACTCGTCTTTCTATTAAGTCAATGTCACGTTTTTTAATTTTTAGGTTATTTGCCGGATTCTTACTGATATAATTATTTTCTACTGCACATTTGAATATTGCGTGCATTGTAATAGCTGTCAACTCCATAGTTCCATACGAATATTTACCACTATCAAACATTTGGTTGAGAATTTTTTGGCAATGGATTTGTTTAACATCTGTTAATTTTATATCTCCAATGGCATTTTTTATAATGTATTTATAACGATGTCTATAATTATTAGTCGTATTATCTTTTACAATTCCTTCTTTATAATTCTCAATCCAGTAATTATACCATTCATCTACAGTCATATTATTATTGCTTAGAATATTATCTAAATATTTTTCTTTTGACAACCATTCTCTTGCTTCTGTTATTTTATCAAAATTCTTTTCTGCACGTTTACCATCTTTTTTAGTAAATCGAGCTTGATACCTACCATCCTTTCGTTGATTCAACCCCACACCAAGTTCTTTACCTTTTAAATCTTTACCCATCTGTACTCCTTTCTATGGGTAAAAGACCAAACCTGTAATAACTATATCACAAAATTTGGTCTTTTACAATTTTAAATATATGAACGTTTTTCTAAGTATTTTTCTAACTGTTTACGCTTGAACAGAATCGTTTTACCGTTATGTAATGTGTAATCATTACCATTTTCTTTTGCTAATTCATACAGTTTGTCTCTTCCTATATTAAAGTAAATAATTGCTTCTGAAACGGTTAGATTAAATTTCTCGCTTAATGGTACTTTTGTTGCACTATCCATATTACGCTTTTCCTGTAGAACCAAAACCACCTCTGTTTGTTCCGTCCAAGTGTTCCACTTCTTCAAACTCAATCTCTGGCTGAATTTTATTGATACGGAACTGACATATTCTATCATTTTTATGAATTACTGTGGTATCCATAGCAATCACAGGAAGTTTCCATTCATCTGCATCTCCCGAATATGAATTATCAATTACTGCGAAACAATTCGTCTGTAAGATCTTGAAATTCTTATATGTACTGCTACGAGGTACAATATTGGCTTCATATCCGTCTGGAAGCTTCATTCCAACTCCAAGTGGGATCAAACGAAATTCACCTTTCTTCAGATGGATTGTTTCGGCTGAACGAAGGTCAATCCAATCCCCTTTGCTGATTTTCTCAATTTTATCAATGTTCTTATCAAAGTATTTAATCTTAATTTTCTCCATTTGTTTTATTCTCCTTGTCTTTGAAAATTTTGTTTATATCTTGAATATAGTTAAACATATCTTTTATTATTGGATATATAGCTATGAATACAATAATTGCGCCAACTATGACTCCAAGAAAAAATAACAGAAACCCCATAATACTATTCATTTATAACACCTTTAACCTCATCTACATAAGCATCAAACCCATTGTCGCAATCTCTTGTCTTAACCATTACCATTCCGCTTTGAACAAATACTGCTTCTACAGTACATTCAACAAGAACTTTATCGCCCTTTTTTAATTTGTATAAATCTTCCATTTCCATATTTGTATTACCTCCTTAATTACAATATAAAACTATTTTGTTCTGAGCAAGAGATTGTTTTACATCAATTACACTTTGGTTCTTTGAACCTCTGAATCTCAATGATAGATCTTTCTGCTCATCTATATATTCTCCGTCTACAAGAATATCTACATTAGAAATTATCTTTTTTCTCTTTTCCCACGCTTCAATGTCTTTTTTATCTAAAACAACATAATCAGCTTGTAATCCTGCAAAAGAACACATAATGTCATTCCAACAAAAGCCAGTATATAACCAAATGGTTTTCTCAGGGAAGGAAATACGGATTTCTTTAATTAAATCTAAAACCACATCTAAATTCTGTTCAGCTAAACACTCACCACCGAGGAATGATACTCGTTTTATATATGGTCTATCAATTAATTTCATAAATTTATCTTTTACTTCTTCTGTCCATTCTTTTCCACCATTAAAATCCCATGTATCAGAATTAAAACAGTTTTTACAGTGAAATGGACAACCTTGGACGAAGAGGGAGACTCCAACTCCCTCTCCGTTAGAAATATCAAGATTACGCATACTTGAATATCTCATATTATTCCTCCTCAATATCGTCAAGATGCGGTACTCTATCATGAATATCACCAAGTCTACCCTGATTCCATCCATTACGTGCCGTACCTTTGTATCCACAAGTTCTACGAGTAATATCCATAGTCATTACATCTCTATTACCACAATTAGGGCACTCCCAAATCAACTTACCACCTTCATCAATAAGCTTGATTTCTTTGCTCCATCCACATTTCTGACAATAATCACTCTTGGTATTTAATTCAGCATACATATTATTGTTATAAATGAATTTTATCACTTCAAGTACAGCAGGAATATTATTCTCCATATTCGGACACTCGATATATGAAATACTTCCACCTGGACTTAATCTTTGGAATTTAGCTTCAATACGAAGCTTCTCAAAGGCATCAATATGTATAAATACTGGGATATGATAAGAATTTGTGATGTATGTACGATCTGTAACTCCTTCAATAATGCCAAATCTCTCTTTTAGTTTTTTTGCAAACTTTTCCGTAGTCGCCTCCAATGGAGTTCCGTATAAGCTGTAATCAATATTTTCATCTATTTTCCATTGAGAGCATTTATCATTTAATGCTTGCATTACTTCAAGACCGAATTTTTCTCCAATACCCTCATCACAATGATAATGTCCAGTCATATACTTAACACATTCAGCAAGTCCTGCATATCCAAGAGAAAGAGTTGAATAACCACCAAATAATAACTTATCTATAGTTTCTCCTTTCTCAAGTCTCGCAAATGCACCATTCTGCCATAAGATAGGGGCTACGTCAGACTTTGTTCCTCTTAATCTTTGATGTCTAATTTTTAAAGCCTTATGACAAAGTTCTGTACGCTCATCAAATATCTTCCAAAATTCATCAATATTACCACCAGATGATAATGCAATATCTGGTAAAGATACTGTTACAACCCCACAATTAAAACGTCCATAAAATTTTGGTTTACAATTTTCATCATGCCATACAGTTAAAGCCGATCTGCACCCCATTACGGGATAACAATTACCATCTTTCATTTCTTTCATAATTTTTTCAGAAATGTAATCGGGTGTTAATCGTTTAATAGAACACTTAGCAGCAAGTTCAGTAAGATACCAATACTTATCTCCTTCATGGATATTATCTTCTTGTAATACATAAATAACTTTTGGAAAAGCTGGTGTAATATATACACCTTCTTCATTCTTAACACCAAGAAGACTCTGTTTTAATTCTTCTTCGATAAGTAAAGCTAAATCATCTTTTTCCTGCTGATTATGTGCTTCATTCAGATACATAAATAATGTAATAAATGGTGCTTGTCCGTTGGTTGTCATCAGCGTGGTTATCTGATACTGAATTGTCTGAATACCTTTTTCGATCTCTTTCGCAAGACGTTTTTTTACAATGTATTCAACAGCCTCACCATCAATTTCATAACCAGTTTCTTCATGCTCTGCAATTACTTCCTCTCTAATTTTACGTCTGGAAATATCTACAAATGGTGCAAGATGTGCTAAAGAAATACTCTGCCCCCCATACTGACTTGACGCCACCTGTGCAATAATCTGAGTTGCTACAGTACATGCTGTGGAAAAGCTGTGTGGTTTTTCAATAAGTGTTTCAGAAATTACTGTACCATTCTGTAACATATCTTCAAGGTTAATTAAACAACAATTGTTCATATACTGAATTAAATAATCCATATCATGAACATGAATCAATCCATCATCATGTGCTTGTACAATTTCTGGTGGTAAGATATATCTCCTTGATGCGTCTTTGCTAACAATTCCTGCAAGATAATCTCTTTGTGTAGTGTTTAATCTTGGGTTTTTATTAGAATTTTCATTATTCCAATAGTCACTTTCACCGCTTAACAACTCTGCAATTTCAGTATCAATAGTATTCTCATTTTCTCTCTGAAACTCACGAATACTTCTATATCCTTCGTATGCTTTTGCAGTAAGTCTCTGCTTCTTAGTAATCAATTTATCATAAACCATTGATTCAATATCAGAAATACTCACATCTTCTTTATTGTTACATTCTTCTTCAATCTCGTCTGCAATGTCTTCTGCAATCTTTGGTTTTATAATACCTGAACCATTTTTCATAGCTTTAAGAATTGCAGTTGAGATTTTTGATTTGTCAAAATCAACCTCTGAACAATCTCTTTTAATAACTACCAATCTATTTTATCTCCTTCCTATTTCTCCCACGTTAAAATTACAAAATTCCAATCCTTTTTATCGCCAGATGGATATTCATAAGCAGTTAGTTCATGTGCAGCATCACCCTCAAGCTCTTTATCTGCTAAAACCAATGCATCATCACGCATTCCGTCCAAAATTTCTTTTACTTCTTTTACTGTTAAACACATATACAATTCTCCTTTTTAACTTCATAAGAAATCAACCTTTCTTTGCAATTCTGTATTAAATAACATCAAATTATTGGTTAACTTTTTGATTTATTTTATTTTTACATATCCTTAATTCTAACCTTTAATTCTTCAAGTTTCTTATATTTATCAGAATCACATTTAGTATGATCTTTGATAATCATATGTGTCTGTTCATTACAAATTAATTCGATAATTATTTTCTTTTCGTCTTTTGTTAAACAACATTCATATTCAAATGCCATATTTATTCCTCCTCACAAACTAGAACAGTATGCATCACAGAATCATCTAAATTAGCATGGGTTCTTTTCTGTTTAACCTTCTTAACATAATATTCTCTGTCGCCAACCTGTACTGTTACGAAGTTGTCTTTGTTGTATAGCTCGTTTGCAAGTGCTCTACAAGTAACATATCCACTATATATTTGAATCACTTCCTTCCTATTTAAATATAACGTTCCATATAAAAGTCTCTAATATATGTAATCAGTTCATTTCGATTCATCTGCACTGTAGACAAACAGTTCTCGATCCAAGGATGAATGTCATCGTTTACAATTCCACATTCGGTATATGCGATTACTGGAATGTTCAATCTATTAGCCTCATATACTTCGATTGCCGTACCGATGCTATCAGATGCATCATCAATATTTACAATCAAAACATCACTCTGTCTTACCATGTTAAGATCAAACTGCATTACTTCTTTTTCAAGATGTCTCTCCATGTCGTCAAAATCAAAGTAATCGGCAGGATTGATAACTTGTACGTTCGAACCACAAGAACGTGCGTATGCAATCAAATCTTCTGTAATAGATTTTCGCCAACCATTGTATTCTTCTTTGTCTAACCCGCTCATTTTACCAGCTAAATAAATAGTAAGTTTATCATTTCCCATTTGATTTCTCCTTTAAGATTTTCTTATACCAATAATCAACATTCTCAACTACGCTTTCTATATCATCAGACAAATTATTGTATATGATTCTATCTGCTAATGTATCCGCATCTTTAAAATCTTTAATGTCTGCTTCTATACGTCTTTCTTTTTCTTTAGAATCATCACCGCGAATTGTCAATCTTGTATTGATTGTGGGAATATTGGCATAGAGATAAATCACAACCATGTCTATACCTAACTTTTGTAAATCTCTTACTCCATTAGGAGTTAAAATAATTACATTTTCATCTCCATTATTTAAATTAGTACAGTCTTCATACGCAACACCATAATACCAAGCACCTTCATTTGTCATATGTTTTTCCGACTCAATAAAGAATCCATCTTCGATTTTTTGTTCAAAATTTTTCCCAGAAATAAAATGATATGTAACATCTTGAATTTCTCCCTCTCGCATTGGTCGTGAACTATATTTTGTTTTTGGTTTATAGTTATAATTTTTTTCCAACAGTATCTGGGTTATTGTTTTCCCACTTCCAGATTTTCCCATTAAAACTAAAATGTCTATTCACCTTCTTCCAAGATATTTGTAATTCTACCATCTTCAATTAGTGTTGTTTTGCCATATTTGAATAAATTCATGCAATCTTCTAATGTAATTTCATCTAACTCTAATACCTGTGAATAATTAGTCATTCTTCATATCCTCCTCTGTGGCAAGTTTTGCATATTTCCACGATATCATGCTATCATCTTCCCCACTCCAAGATGTTGTTCCACTTGTCCATGTATAAATCTTGCCATTTTCGTATTTCGCAAAATGTCTTTTCGCCCATGTTTCATTTTCTCCATCTCTGACAAAAATTGGTGTATCTACTGCAACTTTAATCCAATCAATAGGTGGTTCGACATATTCTTTGTTTAGCCATAATTTAAAAATATTTTGTCTTTTACTCGCGCAATCACAATCTTTATCAAGATAATCATAATCACAATTTTCACAATATGTTTCATTACATAGCTTTGGGACTCCTTTTACTAATGCAAAAATATTTCTTTTTATTGCCAAATCAATAAGTTCTTCTTTATATTTCTCTCTATTTGTCATTCTTTTTTACCTCATATCTCTTACAAATTTCAGCAAATTCATTAATCTCATTTTCATCATTAGAATAAATAGTTGTTTCTAACGGCTTGCAATGAGACATATTTAACAAGCCAAACATAGATTTTGCATCGACAACACGTACACCGTACCTTGCATCAACTTCGCTATTTAATTTGTTTATAGCCACTACAAAATCTTTTGCATCATTGATACTTTGTAAATCTAATTTATATGTTCTTTCCATTTTCCTTTTTCACCTCTCTAAAACAAACCCAACTAATAAACATTAGATCACCTTTTCATATACTTTAATTTGCTTTACAGTCGATTCCCATTCTGGACAGCAACTAGATATATCGCCATCTCGTTTAGCATTTCTGTTCAATGCTTGTCTGTCTACAATAAATTCACTTAAACAATTTGTAGATATTGTGACGATATTCGCAGAATCGGTGTGTTTATTGCTTTTTACATCTCCCATAATGCAAGGAATTACTTCCTCATTTGCCAATATCAAATCAAAATACTGTCCAATTTCACATCCAAAATGTGAACCAAGAGCCACACAATATCTCCCATTTACCATGCGAATACCATAATCGCCTGTATATGCTTTCTGTTGAAGCTTATATTGCTTTGATGACTTAGCAAAAATACTAACGGTTTGATACGTTCCACCTATTTTCTTTTTAATAGCATATGGCATCCAAGTCTTATTCTTAACACATGGAACATTGTAAATCCTGTAATTGATTGGTTTATCAGATACATAGTCCTTATGGATATAACCAATTTTGTTATCAAGATCGACAGTATACCAAACATCATTCATAAGTTTATTTTCAATGATAATAACTTTTTCATTAGACGAAACTTGTTTGATAACTTCTGAGTTCTTACTTGGCTGCTTACGAACATTTACATATGTGCTAGTTACATATTTTTTTTTGTACTTAATTTTCTCTTTTGATTGAGATAACAAGTTTAATTGATTGCTGAACCCTGCCGTAAGACAGGGCGCAACCGTTATGCAAGGTTTTTCATTGCAAACCTCTGCTTGTGCTGTTGGAACAGAAGTTGCAAGAACTACAAGAACAACCATTCCAAATGTCATTTTTCGTAATAAAATACATTGCCTCCTTTGTGCTATTAATATGTTACATTTGTATATTCTCTGTTTGAATTTGGAATATTTAGCGAATTGTTAATTATAAGAAGGTTCAGATTTGTCATTTCTCACGATTTCAAAAATAGGGAACTGAACCGAAATTCCACCATTTTTATTCTTTGTTTCACCTTTGAATTTAATCTGCACAATTTTACCAATAATCTCATTAGGATTGTTCCAATAGTAATTTCTCTGCTCATCAGTAAATCCAGATCCTACACCGAGTTCATATCCTTTGTAGTCACATTTAATTAGTCCAAGAGTTCCTTTATATTTACCATCACCCTCAACAATATCAGTGCAACGAATATCGGCATGTTTAAATGACTTCACTTTAAGAATTCCATTATTACGTTTATTTTTCCATTTGGTATCCTTATTGAGCATTAGCCCTTCCCAACCATCTTTGTCAGCTTTATCAAGCAATGGTTGAATAACTGATTTATCACTTCCTTCATATATAATAGAAACAACTTCAAGATTATCTGTATGAATTCGAGAAATTGCTGTTGCCAATGGATTCAATACTTGTTCTCTACGAGCTTTATATTTTAATTTACTCTCGCCATTTTCAAATTCTTCATTTGGGATACATTCATAGATTACGAGTTTAATACAAGATTTGTTAGATTCATCAGAATTGATAATACCAGTTCCAATTTGGAAGTTGTCATTATCAGAAAGATTATCATAATTTTTACGAATCAATTCACCATTAAACATATAATTTTCATGGTTTGGCAATCGTTCAATATCTTTAATGATATGATCAAGACCTGTAAATGGTTTACCTTGCCGACTAATTAACTGTCCTTTATAATATGCGCAGTTATTGCCATTAAGTTTTTGGGATAAAGCAAACCATTCACCATCTTTAGGTTCATTCTTCTCAGAAATTGGATATGCTTGCTGTACGTCCCATGATGGAATCAAACCATGAATCACACTATTTACAACTTTTTTATCACAACCAAGACGAAATTTCTTTGTAACCATCTGTTTGTAAAAATCTTGATATTCTTCTGGCTCATTTTCAATGAACCATTGTACAGTTCCAATATCCATATCGCTTCCAGAATTAAAGTCAGCCAAATATTCCATTACCTCTTCAAAAGAATTAAGTTCATGTCCTGACATACCAACGAATTTATTTAATTTTTTATCGCTGATACCAGTCACCACATTTGAATCAAGTAGAAATACTAAGCACTTTTTGAATAATTCATTATCCTTGTTGGCTTCAATAATTGTTTTCTTACCATTTGTACTGGTTGTATTTTGTATCTGTTTGAAAATTTTAATTACTTCTTCCATTTAACCCCTCCTTCACGGCTTTAAAATCATCGCAAAAATAATAAGTATTAAAATTGTTGCAATGTAAATAGCAATATTAGCAGCAACTTCTAAAGTAAAGAAGTTCACCAATATAACACCGGCTATTGCAAGAAAACCTGTCCATAATGAAATAGCTATGAATGAAAGACAAATAACACATAATAAAACTTTGAATATTTTCGTAAATTTATTCATCAGAATTCTCCTTTTTTAACAAACTCCATCCTTGATACCACATTGATTTAGAATTAGCATGTTGTTTGAATAATTCTATTAATTCATCTGATTCAGGAAAGAACGGATCTCTATGTAATGTACTATTGATATACCCAAGAGCATTTAACAAGAATTGCCCTGGTCGCATATCTGGAAATGACCTCTTGTGTATCTCACATAATTGTAAATAAAAATTATCTAGTCCCTCTGGATTTCTAATTTTCTTTTTTGATTCCTGTCTGCAAATTCCGTCAATAGAAAATCCACACATGAATTCATTGCATTTTTTCCCATATCTAGGACAACTCAAATTTTAACACCTCCTATGAAATGAACATTTCTTCTGATTTTAGACCTTCAAAAAGCCTTGATTTTCAATGGTTTCCAGCTTCGGTCTTCTGCCACACGACTTGCTTTCTGTACAATATCCAACTTCATCACATTTTGCATGGAAAAGATTATCTACAATCCACTTCCATTCATCTGAATATTCTCTTAATGCATTACAAATATCTCTAAATAACTCTCTATATTCCCAATAAGCACGATTGCACATACGAACCCTACTCATCTCAATAAGACTTCTTAAACTACGCTTATCTATCATTTTTGTACAATAAGCCAATGGGAGTAGCATTGTTGCATCTTCGATTGGTACTCCGTTATTAATGAGATGCTGAATATTGGTATTAATATAGCTCATAACACTATGCCATGTCCCAGTAACATCTTCGTCTTTGCCAATTGATAATGGTGTTACATAATCAAAGCCGTCACCTTTAGAATAATCAATATACCTTGTACTTGCCTGTAATCTGCTCGCACCAACAATATGAGTGTAATATTCTCGGATTGTTTTTGCCGAATATCCATCTATAATCATTTCAACATTTGGATATTCCATTACTCTTCCATGTCCAGACTTAATACAATC